CGCTCCGTCTCTCCCCCCGCGACCAGGGAAAACGTAGATCACCTGGGCATTTCTCGTGCACGCGGCCCGCTGGCGCTGCATAGCGGCCACTGACCGGTCGAGGGGTGACGAAACGTGGCCCTGACCCCCGCGGAGCGCCAGCGTCGATCCCGGCGGCACCGGGCCGGCGACCACAGCCTGTGCGACCCCGACCGCTGCCGGGTCCTGGCTGGCCCGCCGGCCGTCACGTGTGACGTCACATTGCCTGGCCTGGGAAAACGCGGCGCCGACCTGTGGCAGGCCGTCCACGCCGAAGGCCCGGTGCCCGCCGGCGCGGGCGCTGCGCTGCTCGAGGCGTGCCGGATCGCCGACCGGCTCGACACGCTGCACGCGATCCTGCGCGGCGCCGACCAGGGCTGGATGCGGGTCCAGGTCGGCGACGGCGGCGAGGTGACCGTCTCCGTGGACCGCGTGCTGGCCGAGGCCCGCGCCCAGGCCGTCGCGCTCAAGCAGCTTGTCGCCGAGGTCCGCCAGAGCCGCCGCGGCGCCACCGACCAGCCCGGGCGGGAGGTGTCGATCTTTGACGAGCTCAGGGCTCGCCGAGAGGCTCGACGCGCCGCCTCGGGTGCTTAGCCACCCCGACTACGCGTTCAGCCACGCCGAGGACGTCGCCGACCTGGCCGAGATTGCAGGGCTCTACCTCGACCCGTGGCAGCAGATGGTGCTACAGCACGCGCTCGGCGAACGCGCCGACGGCAAGTGGGCCGCCTTCGAGACCGCCGTCCTGGTCAGCAGGCAGAACGGCAAGGGGTCGATCCTGGAGGCCCGGGAGCTGGCCGGCCTGTTCCTGCTCGACGAGGCGCTGATCCTGCACAGCGCCCACGAGTACCGCACGTCCATGGAGGCACACCGCCGCCTCGTGGCCTGCCTGGCCCGCCTCGGCCGGCGGATCAACGACAACCTGTACGAGGTCGACGGCGTCCCGGTCAAGGTCATCAACACCAACGGTGAAGAGGGCCTCGAGCGGCTCGACACCGGCCAGCGGGTCAAGTTCATCGCCAGGTCGAAGAACGCCGGCCGCGGCTTCACCGCCGACTGCCTGATCTGGGACGAGGCGTACGCCCTCGACGAGCAGCAGGTCGACGCGCAGATGCCCACGCTGTCGGCGCGGCCCAACGGCCAGATCTGGTACACCAGCAGCCCGCCGCTGGACGCGGTGTCCGGGGCGCAGCTGTTCCGGGTGCGCCGGCGTGCGCTGGCCGGCGACCGCGACGGCCTGGCCTACTTCGACTGGGGCGCGGCCGGCTGCCTGGACGACCTGTCCGGCGTCGACCTCGACGACCGGCGGCTGTGGGCGGCGTGCAACCCCGCGTACGGGTACCGGATCGCCGAGGAGGCCATCGAGCGGGAACGGGCCGCCATGTCCGATCAGGGCTTCGCCCGCGAGCGTCTGGGGATCTGGCCGCCGGACCTGTCCGAGGGCTTCCAGGTCATCGGCGAGGGCGACTGGTGCCAGGCATACGACCAGCAGTCGCAGATCACCGGCGCGTTGGTGTTCGCCCCGGCCGTCAGCCTGGACCGGGCCCGTACCTCCATCGGCGTGGCCGGCGCCCGCCGGGACGGGATGCGCCACCTCGAGGTCGTCGAGAACCGGCCCGGCACCGGCTGGGTGGTGCAGCGCCTGCGCGAGCTGGTCGCCCGGCACCGGCCGGCGGCCGTGGTCGTCGACGAGTTCGGCCCCACGGGCAGCCTGATCGCGCCGCTGGAGGAGGCCGGGATCGCCGTCGAGCGCATCGGCACCGGCGACGTCGCCCGCGCGTTCGGCATGTTCTACGACGGCGTCTGCGGCGACGAGGCGGCCCGGGTCCTGCGGCACATCGGCCAGGCCGAGCTGACCGCCGCCGTGGCCGGCGCCATCACCCGCTCGCTGGGCGAGGGCAAGGCCTGGGACCGCAAGAACGCCGCCGTGGACATCACCCCGCTGGTCGCGGTCACCAACGCCCACTGGGGATACGCCCACTTCGGCCACCAGCGGCCGTCCGTGCCGATGGTGGCCTGGCGGTGAGGCCGCAGCGGATCGCGGGCGTCCTGGCCGTTCTGGGGGGTCTGGCCGTCGCGGCCGGCATCGGCTGGGTGTATCCGCCGGCGGGTGTGATCGCCGCCGGGGTTGAAGGACTCGCCGGCGCCTACCTGGTGGCCTACTTCGGGAGCAGGAGGCGTGGTGCGATTCCTCGACGCCCTCGTTCCTGATCGCGAGCAGCGGTACTCGATGGACCAGTGGGCCCAGGAGTACCTGCTGTTCCAGGGCCACCAGTACCCGCTGGGGTTCCAGACCACGTACGGCAAGGACCCGGCCGAGCCGATCGGCGCGAACTTCGCCGGCTACGTGCAGGGCGGGCTCAAGGGCAACGGTGTCGTGTTCGCCCTGGAGCAGAAGCGGCTGCAGGTGTTCAGCCAGGCCCGCTTCCAGTACCAGCGCATGCGAGCCGGCCGCCCCGGCGACCTGTTCGGCGACCCGCAGCTGCGGATCCTGGAACGGCCGTGGACCGGGGCGACGACCGGCGACATGCTCGCGCGGATGCTCCTGGACGCCGACTTCGCCGGCAACTCCTGGCAGGTCAAGCTGGACGGCGAGATCGTGCGGCTGCGCCCCGACTGGGTCGAGATCGTCCTGGAGCAGCGGGTCGTCCCGTACGGCCAAGGCGGCGCCGATGTGCCGGTCGGCTGGCGACAGGCCGGAATCTTCTACTACGAGGGCGGCAGGTTCTCCGGCGCCGACCCGGCGGTGTTCCTGCCCGGCGAGTACACCCACTTCGCGCCGATGCCCGACCCGGAAGCCGCCTACCGGGGCATGTCCTGGCTGACCCCGGTGGTCCGCGAACTGCAGGCCGACACGTCGGCGACCAAGCACAAGCTGAAGTTCTTCGAGAACGCGGCCACCCCGAACCTGGCCGTGAGTCTGGCCAAGGAGATCACACCGGAGCAGTTCCAGGCGTTCGTGGCCGAGATGGACAAGCAGCACCGGGGCGTCGAGAACGCGTACAAGACCCTGTACACCGCCGGCGGCGCCGACGTCACCGTGATCGGGCAGAACCTGCAGCAACTCGACTTCAAAGTCACCCAGGGCGCCGGGGAGACCCGCCTGGCCGCCGCCGCGGGCATCCACCCGGTCATCGTCGGCCTGTCCGAAGGCATGCAGGGCTCGTCGCTGAACGCCGGCAACTACGCCGCCGCCAAGCGCGCCACCGTCGACACCACCTGCCGGTACCTGTGGCAGAACGCCGCCGGCAGCCTCGAGACCCTCGTACCGGCGCCGCCCGACGCCAGGCTCTGGTACGACGCCCGCGACATCCCGTTCCTACGGGAAGACGAGAAGGACGCCGCCGCGATCCTCAAGGAGAACATGCTCGCCATCGAGTCGGGCATCCGCGGCGGCTACACCCCGGACTCGGTCGTCGCCGCCGTCACGGCCGGCGACCTGACTCTGCTGCAGCACACCGGACTGTTCTCCGTCCAGCTGCAGCCACCGGGCGCTGACCAGACGAATGGGGGCGATGGTGGAAACGCTGCGTGACCTCGACGTCGTGCGCACCTGGCACCTGCCCGTCCGCGCCGACGACGGCGATGGCGACGGGCGCCTGGCCACCATGGAGGTCCGGTTCTCCGTCTTCGACGTCTGGTACGAGATCGACTCGTGGTGGGAAGGCCGGTTCCTGGAGAAGACCGCCCGCGGCGCCTTCCGCAAGACCATCGGCGAGCACAACGCCCGCGCCGGCGACTCCGCCGGCGTGAAGGTCCTGTTCAACCACGGCCACGACATGTACATCAACGACAAGCTGCTCGGCGCCATCGAGTCGCTGTCGGAGAAGAAGGACGGCCCGCTCGGCGTGGTCGCCCTCGACGACACCTCCTACAACCGGGACCTGCTGCCCGGCCTGCGCCGCGGCGGCTACGGCTCGTCGTTCATGTTCCGGGTCATCCGCGACGAGTGGAACGACGAGCCCGGCCGCTCCGACCATAACCCGGAGGGCATCCCCGAGCGGACCATCAAGGAGGTCCGGCTCTTCGAGTTCGGGCCGGTCACCTGGCCGGCCAACCCGGACGCCACCGCCGGGATCCGCTGCGTCGGCGGCACCGACGCCTACTACACCCAGCTGCGCGGCCGCGACCCCCAGCGCGTCGACCTGCTGCGCGCCCGCATCGCACAGACCCGCACCCCGCCACTCGACGCCGCCCCCGGCCAGGGCACCTCGAGCGACGGCGCCGCACCCGCACCGCCCGCCGCGCCGGTCCACCAGGACCACCCGGACGGATACGCGCTCGCGCACCAGCGCCGGCGCTATCTCGACCTCATAGGAGGAGGCGTCCGGTGACGCTGGAGGAAATGCGCGCCGCCGTCGAGGCGGCCGCCGAAGAGCTGCGCACGCTCGACACGCAGATCGGGGACAGCATCCCCACCGAAGAGCAGGACCAGGCCTGGAACGCCGCCAAGGAGCGGCACACCAAGGCCAAGGAGGACCTGGAGGCCGCGCAGCAGCGGGCCAACGAACGCCGCTCGACGGTCGCCGGCCTGCCGGCCCAGCGGGGCCGCACCGAGGGCGGCGACGGCGCCCGGCACGCGGTCCCGAACGTCAACGTCCGCAAGGACCCGTTCGAACTGCTGCAGACCCGCGGCGCCGGCCTGTCCGAGACCCAGCTGCGGACCGCGCTGGTCGACGCGAACCTGCGCGCCGCCCAGGACAAGATCGACGACGGCGACAACCAGGCGCACTTCGAGCGGATGGTCAAGCGCCACGCCGGCGACACCCGGTGGGCGACGAACCTGCTCGCCCGCTCGACGCCGGAGTACGAGTCCGGCTGGGCGAAGCTGATGATGGGCCGCGCCGAGCTACTCACCGCCGAAGAGCGCACCGCCATGTCGTCGGGGTCGAACACCAACGGCGGCTTCCTGGTGCCCACGCACCTGGACCCGACGATCATCCTGACGAACTCGGGCACGAGCAACGCCATCCGGGGCATCTCCCGCGTGGTCACGCTCACCGAGGGCAGCGTGTGGAACGGCGTCACCTCCGCCGGCGTGACGGCCTCGTTCGACGCCGAGCTCGCCGAGGTGTCCGACGACACCCCGACGTTCGGCCGCGTGTCGATCACCGCCTACAAGGCGCAGGCGTTCGTGCAGGCCAGCATCGAGGCGTTCGAGGACATCGCCTCCCTGCAGTCCGACGTGCTGATGCTCCTGGCCGACGCCCGCGACCGCCTGGAGGGCTCGCAGCACGCGACCGGCTCCGGCTCGTCGCAGCCGTGGGGCATCTTCGCGGCCCTCGACGCCAACACCAACGTGGAGATCATCTCCACGACGGCGGCGGCGATCGGCGAGGTCGACCTGCACTCGGTGTACCGGTCGGTGCCGATCCGGTGGCGCAACCGCGGCACCTGGGTCGCCAACCCGCTGTACACCCTGGCCGTGAAGCGGCTGGGCACCGCCGTGTCCAGCTCCTACAGCGGCGACCTGACGATGCCCGTGTCGGAGCGGTGGCTGGGCCGGCCGGTTGTGGAGTCCGACGACGCACCCACGACCCAGACCACCACCGCGAACGACAACGAGGTCGTCTTCGGGGACTTCGCCAACTTCGTCATCGTGGACAAGCCCGGCTCCATGTCGGTGGAGTTCATCCCGCACATGTTCAACACCGCCAACAACCTGCCCGACGGCCGCCGCGGCTGGTACGCCTACTGGCGCACCGGCTCGGACAGCGTCAACGACCTGGCGTTCCGGCTGCTGCAGGACAAGACCTCGGCGTAGCCGCACGACCGCGCGGGGGCCGGGGACCTGGCAGGGCACCCGGCCCCCTGCGCACGCCCTGCCGAACCTGCCGAAAGGGAGCCGCTCGTGGCAACCGTGCAGATCTACAACCCGGTGGCGGTCAGCCACCCCCTCACGCAGCAGTTCGTCGTGCTGTCGCGGGGCAAGGAGTTCGACGACAACGACCCGATCGTCACCGAGTTCGCCTGGGCGTTCGAGGCGCAGCCCGCGCCCGAGACCGTCGACAGCGTGCCCATCGAAACGGCGACCCGGGCCCCGGGCGAGCGCCGCACAACCCGCCGCAAGTGACCCCTGGCAGCGTCGTCGTCGGCTACCTCGACGGCGGCCGCTGGTCGGCGTGCTTCGGCCTGTCCTACCGGGACCTGATCGTGCACGACCTGCTCGGCGAACAGCGCATCATCCGACCCGGCGGCAAGGAGCTGCGCGCGCTGACCGGCACCGGCGGCATCGCCGCCAACCGCAACAAGGTCGCCCAGGACTTCCTCGACGCCACCGACGGCGAGTGGCTGTTCATGGTCGACACCGACATGGGCTTCGCCGCCGACACCGTCGAGCGGCTGGTCGCCTCGGCCGACCCGGTCGAGCGGCCGGTGGTCGGCGCGCTGACCTTCCAGCTGAAACGCCAGCCGGGATCGGTGACCGCGCTGCACGCCGAGCGGTTCCGGATCCAGCCGGTGACCCTGGAGTACCTCGAGCACGACGCCGAGGTCGGCTTCCGGCCCATCACCGACTACCCGCGCGAGCAGGTCATGCAGGTCGCCGGCACCGGCGCCGCCTGCCTGCTGATGCACCGCGACGCGCTCGGCAAGGTCCGCGCCCAGTACGGGGACGCCTGGTTCGACCCGATCAAGCACCCCACCGGGGACAAGGGCAAGCCGCGCGTGTTCTCCGAGGACCTGTCGTTCTGCGTGCGCCTGGCCGCCGTCGGGATCCCGGTGCACGTCGACACCGCGGTGAAGACCACGCACGAAAAGGGCGGCGTGTTCCTCGACGAGGAGACCTACGACGCGCAGCGGCCGGCGTGCGCCTGAACCTCGGCTGCGGCCGCGGCATCCGGACGGGCTGGATCAACGTCGACCACCGCCCCGGCCCGGGCGTCGACCACGTCCTGGACCTCGACGCCGATGCGTTGCCGTTCGCCGACGACACGGTCACCGACGTGCACGCCTCCCACGTGATCGAGCACCTGCACCATCCGCTGCGCCTCATGCAGGAACTGTGGCGGGTGGCCCGCCCCGGCGCGCCGGCGGTGTTCCGCACCCCGTACGGGTCGTCGGACAACGCCGACGAGGACCCGACCCACGTACGCAGGATGTTCATGCAGTCGTGGGACTACTTCGCCCAGCCCAACTACTGGCGGGCCGACTACGGCTACCGCGGCGACTGGCAGCCCGTCCGCGTACGGCTGGTCATCAACCCGCTGCTGCACGACCTGGAGCGCGACGAGGTGCTGTGGGCGCTGCGCTACCAGCGCAACGTCGTGCGCGAGATGGTCGCCGAGCTGGTCGCCGTCAAACCCGCGCGGCCGCCGCGGCGCCAGCTGCAGCAGCCGCCCGAGATCGTCCTGGAACGGCTAGGAGGGCCGGATGCATAAGTCGGTGTCCATCACCGAGGCCGGGTCGTCGGTCGTCGTGTTCGCCTCGGCCGCCCGCACCGCCACGGCCACGTCCGAGGTGTTCTCCAGCCAGGGCTGCCGCGGCATGCACCTGATCATCGACGCGACCGCCTCGGCGGCGACGCCGTCGGTGACCTTCACCATCCAGGGCGTCTCGCCGCTGGGCACCGACACGTACACGATCCTGGCCTCGGCCGCGATCACCGGTACCGGCACCACCGTGCTGCGGGTGTACCCGGGACTGACCGCGGCCGCGAACACCGTCGCCAACGACGCGCTCCCGCCGCTCTGGCAGGTCACCGCGACCGCCGGCGACGCCGACTCGCTGACCTACTCCGTCTCCGCGCACCTCATCCCATAGACGGCCAGACAACACCATAAGCGTCATTATGGTGCGGCGACAAAACCGGACATTGGGGGGCACTCGTGCGCGCTCGTGGGGTCGTGCTGCCGCCGCCGGAGCGGCGGTGGGAGTGCCCAAACTGCGACGCCACCCACGTCACCCGCAGCGCCCGTCCACACACCGTCTTCCACCGGTGCAAGGGGCTGTGCGGGCTGCGAGCCCCGTACGTGCAGGCAGGCATCAAGGCCAAGGTCGAGCCCGTCGAGCGCGGCGACTGGGTCGGCCGCGAACTGGTCCAGGTCGACGCCGCCGGCCGCCCGTGGATGGCCGTCGTGACGACCCGCGACGACGGGCAGGACTGCGCCGTCCTCGCGCCGTGCGCGACAGCGACAGCAGATGACGTAGCCGAGGCGCTGGAGGTAGCCGCCCGTGGATGAGCACGCCCAGACGCTGGCCGCGATGGCGGCCCGCCGCGTCGAGTCGCTCAAGCATCGACTCCGACGGGACATCGCGATCCGCATCCTGGAGGACAGCGGGTCGGTGACCGCAGAGCAGGTCGCCGCCCGGTTCGCCGCCGAATGGGTCGAGCCCACCGACCGGCAACTCGCCGACCAGATGGCCGCCAAGGCCCGCGCCGCGGTCGAGTACGCGCAGCGGCAGGTCCGGGCCGCCGACGATGCCGTGGCCGGCGCCGAGGCCAAGACGGCGAAGTTCGCCGCGCTGCACGAGCAGGCGGTGGCCGAGATGGCAGAAGCGCTGGCGCGGCCGGACGCGGCACGCGCCGACCTGGCCGCAGCCGAGGCGCTCGCCGCGTACGCCGAGGCGTCCGGTGACCCGTCGCAGGCGCCGGCCCCGAGCGCGGCGAACGCGTCCGCGCGGATAGCGACCGGACGGGGGGACGCCTGATGGCCTGGTCGAACAGCAAGATCTTCCGCCAGTACCTGGCGGACGTGCTGAACAACACCACGGCGATGGACGCCAACAGCGACACGTTCAAGCTGGCGCTGTTCGACAACGACATCACCCCGGACAACGACGTCACGGCCGCCAACAGCGCGTACAACGCCGGCCAGTGGGCCAGCTCCGGTAACGAGGTGTTCGAGGCGGGCCAGTGGGCGCAGGGCGGCCCGTCGCTGGCGTCGGTGTCGCTGGATGTCGGCACCGCCGACGTGGTGTTCTTCGACGCCGCCGATACCGCCAGCGGCAGCGCGGCTGATCTGGCCAACGTGTACGGCGGGGAGACCTACGACGACACCATCGCGTCGCCGGTCGCCGACCAGGGCGTCTGCTACAACTACTACGGCGGCGCCAACAGCGTGGTCAACGGCACCTTCACCGTGGTGCACCACGCCAACGGCATCTGGCGCATCACCCTCTGACCGGATCACGCGGTGCGGCTGGGCAACACCGCTGAGGGCGGCAGCGACGAGACCACAGTCACCACCGGTAACTCCGGCGGCAGCTCGGGCGACGCCTTCGGCGCCGTCACCATCGGCACCAACGCCAGCGCCGTCTTCGACACCGCCCAGGCCGCCCAGGGCTCCCTGTCGTACCGGCTGGCCACCGGCGCCACATCCACGACAGTGTTCCTGCAGTGGACGTTCACCGGCGTCGCGCGCATCTTCTTCCGGGCGTACTTCCGGCTGGCCAGCGTCGGCGTGGCGCGCTCGCTGGTGCGCATCCGTGCCGGCGGCTCGCAGGTGGCCCGGATCGCCCTGTCTGCCTCCGACACGCTCGAGCTGCGCAACGGCGGCAACTCCGTCGTCGATACGTCCGCGGCCACGATCTCGGCCAACACCTGGTACCGCGTCGAGGGCGACATCACCGTCGGCACCAGCCAGTCCGGCACCGTCAACCTGTACACGGGTGAGTCGACCACCCTGACCGAGGCCGTGACCGCCACCGCCACCTACGGCTCCGGTACGGCCGACGAGATCCACTTCGGGCAGGTCGTCAACGCGTCGAACCTGGCCAGCCTGTGGCTGGACGGGCTGGATGTCAACGACGTCGGGCTGCCCGGCCCGGCCGTCGTCTCCGCCGCCGCCGAATGCGCCGCCGCGGCCCTGGCCGCCCAGGACGCCACCACCGCGGTAGCGCCGTCGACGGAGCACGCCGCGGCGACCGGCACAGCCCACGACCCAACCGTCGCCGTCGCGCCGCAGGTGGAACACGCGGCCGCCACCGGCACGGCGAACGACGCCACAGTCACCACCGATGCGGGCGGCACATCCGCGACCGCCGAATGCGCCAGCGCCGCTGGCTCCGCGGCAGACGCCACGTCGGCGGTGGCGCCCAGCGCGGAGGCCGCCGCCGCGGCCGCCGCCGCCACCGACGCGACCGGGTCGGTGGCCGCCAGCGCCGAGGTCGCCGCAGCGGCGGCCGACGCGCTCGACGCGGCCGCGGTCACCGGCACGTTCGTCGTCGCCGAGTGCGCTACCGCGTCCGCGGCCGGAGGCGACGCGGCGACCGCGCTGGCGGCCGCGGCCGAAGCCGCCACGGCCACGGGTACGGCCCAGGACGCGGCCGCCAGCGTGTCGGTATCGGCAGAGTCCGCCGACGCCGCAGCGGCAGCCCAGGACGCCACCACCGGGGTGTCCGCAGGGGCGGAATGCGCCACCGCCGCGGCATCCGCGGTGGACCCGGCCGCGGCCGTCGCGGTACTCGCCGAGGCCGCAGCCGTCGTGGCCGCCGCGTACGACGCGGCCGTCACGGGAGGCGAGGTCCACGCCGCCTCCACCGCTGCCGTGACCGCCGCACGGACCAGCGTGCCGGCAGTCTCGGCGACCGCCACGTCCACGCCTGCGGCCACGGCCGGCCGGACTTCGACATCGACGGTGGGGTGAGACGTGGGCGCCACGGTCTTCTACGAGTCCAGCAGCGAGTTGGCCACGCTGACCAACACCTTCTCCGTCAACGGCGTCGCCACCGACCCCACCACCATCTCGCTGACTGTCACGGACCCGGCCGGCACGGCCACCCCGTACACGTACGCGGCCAGCCAGATCACCCGCTCCTCGGCGGGCGTGTACACCAAGGATCTGGCCTGCTCGGCCGACGGGCTGTGGCAGTACGTGTGGACCGGCA